TGTAATCCATTGAATTTATGACCTCAGTAACTACAGAAGTCGTTTCTGTTTTCTGCGTCAAACTACCCTGTGTAAAGTTTGGTACAACAGGCACTGAGAATCCAGGTTGCATCAATCCATGAAGCAGCCCCAGGGTAAAACCCAATGCAATGCCTTCATGTAAGCGGTCCATCTATCGGACTGTAATTTCGCTGACGTGTTGTCCCGTGGCCGTAGTGCCTGCCCCACCCGCTGTCACAGTGACCGCCCCAGCAGAGGTGACAGTGCCCGCTAGGTCGCCAGATGTTCCCGCTGTGGTGCTAATCACGCTCGAAAAGTTAGGCACAGCGCCAACCGTCGGTGCTGATTGTGGAACTGCGTCACCTGCGGTGTAGGACTGACTGAAAGAGAAAGAACTTCCAGGAGTGTCCTGGGTCGCAGAGATAGTTCCAGGTGCATAAACACCTGAGGTGATTGTGCCGGCAGAAATGGTATTAGCAGTAGTGCCGTCTGTCGTATCGACTCCATTGCCGCTGATAGCGAAAGAGGATCCGATCCTCGTCGCGTTTGTAGCAGCAGCGTCTACAGTCAGCTGGACTGAGCTCTGCAGTTTATGTGTAATGTCAGCGTAAGCAGGTGCTCCCGCAAAAGCGATGATGACAAGCAGCCGCCACATAACAAATCCTCGTTCGTATATTGATCTTAGTAGAAGCACATTTAGCGTAAAATGTACACATGAAAGACGAAGACTCACAATTTTCTCTAAGAGATTTACTCGCAACGCTTGTCCCAGCTGGTGTTTTGTCTTGGGCGCTAGCGATGCTAACCGCAAGTTACATGGGCCATATCAAGATAGACGCTGCTTTTATTTCATCTTTGGTGACGTCAGTGTTGGCTGTGTACGGTATTAGTCGCAAAGAGGACGGTAAGAAATCCGAGAAAAAACCACCTATAGTTGAGCCGAAGGACAAGCCGCCTAGCCTCAAGTGAAATTTAAGAAAGTAGGTCGCTCGCTCGAACTACAGTCTTTAAAAGCCACAAATTTATATGCAAAGCCACAAGAGGCTGAAGGACGCGCACAGATACGCAAATCTTGGCGGTGTCTTAATTGCATGCTGCTAGATGAGCTTGATGGATTTTCAAAAATAGATACAGGATTTGGAATTTGGTGGATAAGAAATGAGGATTGGTATTGCCCTGAAGACGAGCCGAAAGAGACAGCTTACGTAGCAGACGGTGACCTGAGATACATCCCTGGTGTTCCGTACTTTCCTTGCACTGAATTCGATAAGGACAATGTAAGAAAATCACAGATAGCCACGATGGCAATGTGTTTGAGTGCCTTAGGTATTAGGAGTATAGAAACGTATGAGGATTATTTAGAGCTGTTATTAAAACAGGGAGATGGTACTTATAGGGCACACCATCGTGCAACTTTTGCCGCAAACGGTATTTCTGCATATTTTTGCAGCAGTATTGGCTCTTTCGAGATACAAGACTCTATCGACGACGGTTGTCCGGTTGCTTTTCAAGTTCCTTATAAGGGCTCACAAAGAAACCCATTTGGATTTAATTATCTGATCACCATCTACGGCTACAGTCCGACCCACTGGCTATGTCATGACCCCTGTGGGCGATTGGACATCGTTAACGGACTTTGGCATACGACAGTACCTGAAGCTGGTAAAGAGGTCTTCTACGACAGGACAGAGAGTCAGGACAGGTTTTTTAGAGGGGGTGATGCCAGTGGGGTAGGGTGGCTGAACTTCAGAGAAAATTAAGCTATAGTTGTTTCGAATCAAAAAAACCGATGAACGAAATCCTAAAAGACACTCAGCAGCAATTGCAGGCTCAGCAGCAAGAATTGACTGAAAGAATCAGAGCTACTGAAGAGTCTTTGATGCGAGACAAGGAACTTTATCTTAAAGTCACCGGTGCTTTGGAATGTGTTGGAATCATCGGCCAACGCCAGGAAGAAGCGCAGAGTGACGTTGGAGTCGTCGATCTAGAAGGTATTTGACATGTTGAATGAGTTGAATAAAGGCAGACATAAAGCGTTGTGCCTGATATCTGAGTATCTATATCCACCTCCTAGAGACCTAAGGCTTGATGCGATTATTCAGGATATTTCAGATGAAGACTTGAAGTGGGTCTCGGAGCGACTTCGCTTCTATATCCTTAAATTATTAGAAGAATCTGATTTTGATCCTGCTTCCGATGACCACGAGCGAATCGGCCTGACAGATTGATGGGAGCAGAGGGACTTGAACCCTCACAGCCAGTGGCCAACAGATTTTAAGTCTGGTGCGTCTACCTATTCCGCCATGCTCCCTCGAGCCGAGCCTAGCAAAAATACAAGTGTGTGCAGCCTAGAGTTTTGACAAGGCTGGAATACCAAAAGTGTTTCATTGCGAGCAAGATCTATTAGTCAATCTCATTGTTCTTAGTCCTAAGGACGCTCGAAAGAAATTCAGAAATTATATATTTCAATCTTGGAACTGGGAATGTGCTTATTGCGGTAAAAAGTTGACACCAGATACAGCAACTATTGATCATATTCTGCCAAAACATAAGGGTGGACACAATGTCAGGTCGAACATGGCCTGTTGCTGTAGTAATTGCAATCGATCTAAAGGCTCTAGTTTGGTAGAGAATTGGTACACTGAAACCAATATGCACTTCACAAAAGAAAGGTTTGATAAAATTAATGTGTGGCTCGAACAAAAGCCAAATTCTATAAAGCTTCCAAGTGCTGATTGTGCTCAGCCTTACATAGACAATGACTTCTTCATCAGCTGGATCGCGGCCTAATTCAGAAGAGTTTCTTTCCGGCTATCTGGAGGGTCTCAAAAAAGAGCGTATTCCAGGCTCGGGTGATACTGCCATGAAGGGTGAAGTCCGCAATGACATTGTCGGCAAGGTAGATCGAGGCGTCTTGAAGGTCTGAAATGGCTGACCGTGCAAAGGCTAAGCGCTTGGCGAAAGAGCGCATGAAGTGCAACAAACCAAAGCGCACTCCTGACCATAAAACAAAGTCTCATGTGGTCAAAGCATGTAAGGACGGTAAAGAAAAGATTATTCGGTTCGGCCAACAAGGCGTTAAAGGCGCTGGTAAAAATCCAAAGACTGCAAAGGAAAAGGCACGTAAGGCTTCTTACTACGCCCGTCATAACGCACAAGATTCTAAACCTGACAAAATGTCAGCCCGTTACTGGAGCCACAAGGTGAAATGGTGATTTGAATGGAAGATAAAGTAAAAAAAGTAATGTCAGAGTTCAAAAAAGGTGAGCTTAAATCAAGCAGTGGCAAGAAAGTGACGAGCCGCAAGCAGGCTTTGGCCATCGCACTTGCAATGCAACAAAAAGCCAAAGGAAGAAAGAAGGGTTAGACCAAAGGCCAGCTTCTAAACCATTTTGTAATTACATACTTATCACCGCTGATGGGTGGCAGCGCTTCGTGCAAAGTCTTGAAATTAGGTATCCCATTTTTATAGAGATTGTTCCATAGCAAAAGCTGTCCCCGTTTGGGTTGAAACGATTTGTTGAGGAATTTGAATCGGGTTTCTCCACCAGACTCGACATCATTTAGGTAAACCATAGCCGTCCAAGTCCGTTGCCCCATCCACTCGCAATAGACTTTGAACTCCTTTGTGTGAGGATGAAAAAAGTCACAATGCTCTTTGTAATACTGACCTGGTTTGTATTTCTGAGCTTGCAAACTTTCACCTAAAAAAGGATCAATTCCCATAAATCTTGTGATCTTTTGATCAATATTTAAGAAGAATTCGTCGTCAAGAAAGTGTAAATTTGCGGTACTGCTTGTTCTGTAAGAAGAGACAAGCCCGCTGTCCGTCTTATCTGCCACTGTTGATGGACCTAGGCTGGCATCAATAAAATCAATTAATTTCGCACACTCGTCTTCATTCAAAAAATCTTTCTTCACATACATCTGTGTGAATGGGTAAGGCATGCGCGTTGCACAATCCTTGAAGGGCAGGTTGTTGAAGTACGAATAGTCGATTTTTTTTGGTTTCTTTTTAAAATCAATCAAATTCAGTACATCATCCAATTCCTGATCTGTCCACCCATAATCTCGTTGAAAGGTGCGGCACAGCTGTGTTTTACTTGCGCCAGCTATTGCGCCTTTAAAAAAATAATCAACTAAAAACTGGTCCAAAACCAATCAGAACACTTCACGTACAATATATTAATAGAACATTGTTGTAACGTTGGAACTCTGTGCCTTAACGTTTGTTTTGCTTTACGGAGCAGCGTTCGGGCTTGGTAACTATGCGTTGCGTAAAGCCAGTATTCATCATGTTGGACCCAGCGACAGAATTTCTCACAAGATTCGTCAGAGACAATCAAGACGTCATCGATGACAGAATGCTTGATCCGGAAACTGGTATGCCAAAAGACAGCATGGAGACAGGTATTTTCTTCACTAGAAGAAGGCGTGATGATAACTCTGATGATGATGAGTGAGCTCTCATAGCTCTGACAAGTCAATTCAGCGCTGTTAGGATACCTTTAAGATTGAGAATTACCATGGATGCATTAGAGCTTCCCGTGGACGTGGAATTTCAAATCCACGCAGCATCAATTGCCATTCAAGGAATGGATCGTGACGAGCTCGAAGAAGCGTTTATTGAGATGCTCCATCAAAAAGCTGTCGATAAACAGATGTTCCTAAGCGTTCTCAAGGATCACGGCATTGATGCCGATATCAAATTCAACTTCTCCACTATTGGACAAATCTCCTAAATACCATGGCTGATCGCATTATTCACGGTACGCTTGATACCTTCAACGTGGATACAGGTTCTGAAATCACCTACAAAGGGCCTGGAGCCGGTATTGACCGTGGTCTAAATATCCGCAGTTTTGAGATTAACCCAGCTGCCACAGGTAACCACATCGTTAACCTAAAGCGTTCTACGGGCATTGTCAGCATGGAAATCTTCCAAGATGACGCCTACACTGCAGCAAATGCTCCGACCGGTTATCAGAAGTCTTTCAACGTAGCGAAAGCGGGCAAGGGAACCGGTGCTATTGGCGTCAACGTGACTGATGCATCTAAAAACTATCTTGTGCAGTTGACTTTAGATGGCTATTCTGAGGTCAGCTACGACATCCTAGTTGAGATCCCGTAAGAAACAGCGGACTTGGAAAGAGTTTCCTTTTCTTACGGAAGCAGGAATTCAACTAATCAAAATTCACACCAAGCCTCGTACCTGCTTAGGTATGGGGCTTTTTGGTTCGTACAAGGATTATGGCGAGTCGGATTACCGAATCGGCTATGGGAGTATCAGCCTTTGGAACAGGCGCGTCGGTATGCATGATAAGGCAACGCGACAGGAAGTTGAGGCACAACTCATTGAGGATCTTAAAATCTTTTCGTGTCAAGTAGCAGAGTATGTCTATGTACCTCTTAATAGATCACGCAAAGGAGCAGTTCTTAGCTTTGCTCACAGCGTCGGTTTGCTTGCTTTTAAAAACTCTAAATTGTTGAAGCTGATCAATAGCCATGCATCTAAGACAGAGATTATCAAAGAGTGGAGCCCATACATCAATAGGTATTGGCTTTCAGGGGGTGCCGGCATGCGTGATCGAAGACGTGCTGAGCTAGATCTTTTTCTCTCTGCAGACAAAAAAATCCCAACCTTCACAAAACACAAGTGTCATACTCCCGTCTGCCTGCTCAATCTCCCAGATACTTATACAGGGGCACCAAATCAAGTTAAAGCCGTTGAATATTTAGAGAAGAAACTCAATGAATGGGATCCTACTGGCCATGTTATTCGCCGCTTTTATCGACTTTGGTCCCAAAATCCAACTGGTCTAGGGTCTCCAAAGCCTCAGGAGAAAAATGCTTTAGAAGATCAATAGCATCTAGAAGCTGAAGGTTGTAGTCGTAGCAATCGACAAATTCTTCATACTCCATCATTTGATTTGCGTCTTAAAGCTATTTTAAGCAGTACTAAATAACCAATCAAGTCCACAATTACATCTTCATCCTTTGCGAGAAGTCCTGCACCGTGTTTAATTCTGTTGAGTTTGTCGTCGATGCGAACAAGAATCTGCTCTACATCATCCGATTTACTGAAAACACGCATTGGTTCGAGCGCAGAGTTTCCGTACTTCTTGTTTTTGTAAAGAAGCAACTCCTTAATGTCGTCGCAAATGCTGCTGATTTGGAGTTGAGTATCTGTGAGGGTCATTAGAATAGTTTGATGAACGACCAACTAAGACAAGCATACGATATTGATAATCGTCGTGCAGGAACATACACGGAAAGAGCCGGTCAGCCTATTTCGGCTACTGACAATGAGAGGGCAAAGAAGTTTTTGGCTGAATTTACGGCTAGAGGAAGATCTGAACAAGAACCCAACCTCAGTGCAGAACGCAGTCAGGAAGGTCGTTTTGTTATAGATATCGGTGGGTCTTTCCCAAGCAGTAAGGTTGGTTTTAGAAATAGCTTCCGAGCTAGGTAATTACTTGCCCCAGCTCTGAGAACACCTCGACAAAACGATCGGTTTGGTTAAAACCGTATTCCATCTTTGGTAAGTAAACAAAATATCCCCAATACATGGGTTGTTTTTGAGTAAAGTACTTTCCACCATGGATGAGACGTGCCCTGTCCTTTGGAAAACATACAGGAAAGTCCCACATTTCAGGGCAGATTCGAAGCATTTCAGGGTACACAGTGTAGAAAATTGCTTCAGGTATGTTCCTGAGTTTCCACTCCCGTAATAGACGTCGGAACCAAATCACTGAGGGAGTGCTGCCGTGAGAGCCACCTCGAGCACTCCACCGCCATGTACCTCGTTTTTTACTGAAAGAGCATCTGCCGTATGTGGGCGGAAACAAATAAGTCTTTCCCTTCCATGGTTCTTCCATGTTCAGGCCATCGTCGTTCAGTGTATATATTTTTCTGGCTTGTAAGAACTGCTGATTCGCATCGTGTGTGGAGCATGGATCTAGATCAATTTCACCTAACACGTCATAAATCAGTGGTAGATACTCCGTCGGAGTCAACCAGTCATCTTTGACATGGTGGATCTTGCCGACAAGATGTCTAAGTTGCTTCCAGCTACGCTTGGCTGTCACATCATAAGAAACTCGCTGTTGATATCTTCGTTCTTGTAATGGACAAGTGCAAGCTCATTTTCGTCTTGGATCAAGAACAGTGACTCTTTCATAGGGTCGATTTGCTCAGCACGACGGATCGCTCCTCGTAAGACTTCTGAAATACTTTCCTGATCTTTATTGTCTTCTAAAGCTGTGATTAAGGCGTCAACAGTCAGATAGAACATACTATCTTTCTCTTCTGCTCCAGGTTTGAAGACCATCACGCCGGGGCCTTCAAATGTATAAAACTTTGCGTAGTGCTCACACATGTCAGAGCAGATCCGCTCAATTGTAAGCTTCATCAGCTTCTCTTCTGTCTCGCCCGTGGTGTTAGCCATGAGGCGCTTAAGCAGTTTGTTGCGTCGGCTCGACATAGAATTCTCCAGTTGCTTAATATTAGCAAGACTCCGAGGTTGGTTCTTGCTTTTTGTCTTGAGTAAGTTTTATAAAATGACTTAGTCCAGATTTTTTAAGTGTCTCCAGTAATTTAGGGAGCGGTTTATACAACACGACGGCTTTCTGCATGTTACCGATTTTTTTTATAAGTTTTCCATTTTCGTCACGTAGCTTCGTCAACTCACCTTGTCGGATGAGGTATTCTGCCACACAGCGGTAACGCCTCTTTTCAGCGAGGTTAATATCTGGATAACGATCGCAAATGGTGCTGATCTTCATGTCGCTAAATGTGATTCGAATCTGATCCGCCAAGGAGAGACCCAACACAAGGTCTGAGGTGCTCGTTTCATAGCCACAAACGAGTTCGAGGTATCTGCGCAGGTCTGGAGTTTCAAAACTCCCTGAGGGTGGTATAAACATCTCTACCTGGTTAGCCAGGGAAGCGACCAACAGTTCCTTGTAGTTCTCAATGGTCACAGAATTAATATCGAGATCTACAAACCGGTAGCTTTGATATGAATTACTAGAGGAGGAATTAGGCTCGAAATCCGTTCGTTCTAAGACGTCTAGCCAATCCTCGTCAGGAACGGAATTCATGAGAGGCTATTTTCTTGATTAAGCTTAGCGACTTTTTTATAACCGTCCCATTGTCTTTGATGCTCGAGTATGAGCACTAATTCGTAGTAGTCCCTGATGACAGCAAAATGGTCTTTGAAAGAGACTGTTTTGAACCACTGGGGTCCGTGTGTTTCTGATAGACGTTTTTTTGCTTTCTCAGTGCAGCCGCCGTAATTTTCTGCCTCCCAGATTGCTTTAGCCAATGCCTTCTGTTGGTTCGTCATCAGATCCCCCAACTCACGCATGGACAGATCTTGGATCAGTTCGCTAAACTCTTCAATATAAGGGTATTTTTTACCATGCGCCGTTCTATCACCTATGCAGAGTTGCTGCTCGTCCTGATCCTTGCTCCTGTCGGGGTCTATGGTGCCCAACATTTGTATGGGTTTGTGACAGATAGAATCAGTATAGAAATTAAGTTGAAATAAAACAATGGGTGGCTCGTCTCCTACCTACACGCAGGAAAAAATCTATATGCCTAAGCCGACGGCTCCTAGGCAGTACAGGACCTATGTCCCCTTTGAGGACATGCAGAAGGTTGCAGATTTTGGCAAGAGGTTAGATGAGCAAACTGCAGCCCTTCAGCAAGATCGCTTTAGAGAGGTGGGCACACCTAGTGAGATTGGCGCAAGGTCTCGAGGAAGAGAATTACGCGAGAATGCGGCGTACCTTGCGTCCTTGCCCGGACAAATGAAGGATCCTGGCTTGATGGGTATTAATAAGGATGCATTCAACAATATGGTGGGGCAGCAGCCTTCGCAGATATTCCAGCCTGGTACAACCGGGGAAGCGATTACTTCTGCAAAACAAAATTTCGGCGCCGCAAAAACTGCATTTGAAAAGGCACAGAAGGTCAAGGGTGAGAAAGCACAGTCTTTAGTTGATCCAACCGCATTCAAACCTATGTACGCTGCTGGCACTAAGGAAGAATTTGATGAGGTTTATCGTATGAGGGATTTAGGCGAAACCAAGAAGGCTTGATTAGACAGATCCAAAATCAAGAGCGTCTGTCTCTGCCTGCGTAACTAGACCGAAATCTAAACTATCAAGAACTGTTTCGTCTACGAAACGCCAGTCAATAACATTGACATTGATGTTTATTAAGTAAGTTGTTTCAAGATATCTGATATCATTAGTAATTAAAAATAAATAAGTCCCCTTCTCTAGAATTGTTGAAGGATAGTCTTTGACGGTCAAATTTTCTTCGTTGTAGTCGATCGAGCTCACGGGTGATGCGTAGCCCTGATCATTGATGGGCAATTCAGTCCGACGACCATCATCTTCTAGCTTATAAAAAGCGATAAGTGTATTACGATTTGTTTTTTTCTCGTAACTAAATTGACTGAACCCTTGAGTAAATTGTATTGATCGAGGTCGATTGATTGAAAGCTTATAGAAAGTGGTCTGCTTGCGAGACAGGCCGCCGTGAGAGTTGCTTAATGTGAGCGAACGAAATGGAGAAGAGAAATCGCCCAGATCAATAGCAGTATAAAGGCTGTCTCCAGGCTCCGCAGGGCGTGGATCAGAACCAAAGTATGAGGTAGGGCCATAAGCTGTAGGCCCTGTACCTCCAGTG